TTTCTACTAATGCGGATGCTAATCCAATTGCTGTTGTTTCAGTATTACCAAAATCAAATTCAGGCATTACTTCTTTTAATATTGGGTCTGTTTCTGGTACTAAATTAAATACTGTTGCTTGTTGTGGTTTAACAGGTTGTAATTTTAATGCATCTTCTGTATTAAACCGGATGATTTCATCACTCATGTTGCTATCCTAGAAAAATTATTATACTTCTCAAACCGGATTACACTCCGGAACTTATCAAATAATTGGTCACCTTTATGAGAGATAACAAATACGTTTGTATCTTTATCCATATCATAAATCAATTTTAAAAACTCATCTGTTCCAACTGTATCTAAACTACTGTCAAATACTTCATCTAATATTAATAAATTAGTATTTGTCGAATTTTTCATTTTGGCAATTTGACGCCATGTGAATAATAGCGCCAAATCAATTCTTAGTTTTTCGCCTTCAGAGAAATTAGCATAACTAAAATCATCACGGTGCCGGCTCTTAATTGTTTCTTCAAATGATTCATTGATATTGAAGTTCACAAAGAAGTCCATAGCCGTCAAATATTTGTTAATCAACTTGTTCATGATTGGCAAATATTGTTTGATGATTCTTGTTTTGATACCAGTATCTTTTAATAAGTTACCGGCATATTCTAAGTATTGTTTCTCACTTGCTAAATTTTCTTGTTTTTTAACCAACAATCCAAGTTCAGTTCTAAGTTCTTTGAGCTTGGCATTTTCTGTTTCAATGTTCTCCCGTAAGGTAGATAAATCTTCAATTTCTTTTTGGAGTTTATCCAGGTATACATTGATTGCTGATATGGTTGAATTATGTTTGACAATTTCATTATTGTGTGCTTGTATATGAGATACTATCTTTTGGATTTCTTCGATGCGTTCATTTGTCTTTTTGATTTTAATCTCGATTTCTTTAAGTCCAACTCCGATTTCTCCTTTTGTTTTATCGATTCCACTAAGCTGGCTATGTCTGAAGGTTTCAGCGATACTTTGTTTGCAGGTTGGGCAGTCGTAGTTTTCTTCATAGAATTTATGCTCCTTGTCTAATTTTTTTAATCGAGATTCTAGTTTGGACTCCAATTGAACCAGTTGGTTCACTTTCTTTTCTGTTGATAGTTTATCACTAATTTTTTTATTTAAAACATCAATGTGTTTTTGAATTAACTCAATGTCTTTGGCTATCTTAGTTACTTGTATGCCAGATTCTATTCTTTCTTTTTTCTTCTTCTGAATTTCGGCTTCATTATGTTTTTTGGATTCTTCAATGGCTTCTTTTTGAAGTTTAATCTTTTCTGCCGTCAAATCTAAATCATATTTTGTTTTTAGTGATTCTGATTTATTGGCAGATATCTTCTCTTTAACAATGCCGTTCATTGATGAGAAGATACCAATGTCTAATAAGTCCTCAATGATTGCTCTACGGTCACCAGGTGATAACTGCATGAACGGAACAAATGAAGCAGAACCCAAGATGACTACTTGCGTAAAAGACTTGAAATTTATTTTGAGAATGAATTTCTCTAAGTGGTCTTGGTAGTCTTTAGCTTTCGCATCTTGGTCCACTAAAACGCCATTACAATATACTTCAAATGTATTTGGTTTAATACCACGAATTACTTTGTATTGTTTTTTGCCAATACTAAACTCAATCTCTACTACACCTTGTTGTTGATTGATAGAATTTAATAAATTGGGTTTATTGATTTTACGAAATGGTTTACCAAACAAACCAAAACACAAAGCATCCAACATGGTTGATTTGCCCGCACCATTATTACCAATAACAAGAGTATTTGGTGATTTGGTTAAGTCAAGTTCAGTAAAACTATTACCCGTAGAAAGAATGTTCTTCCAACGGAGTTTTTGAAATATAATCATGCTTGTCCTGTATTTAACGCTTCAACGTATAGTTCTTTCATTACAGTTTTTAGCTTATCATTATTAATATGTTCTTCTTTAATACCATCCACAAAATGTTCAATAATCGTCATTGTATCTTGTGCTTGGTCTATTGTATCATCTTCTACACCTTCTGTCAAGTCTGTATGGTCCTCAACAATGGTAACATCAATTGGATTGACATTATAAATGTTTTCCATAAACTTGTCAAACAGAAATGGATTAGTTTTATTGATAACCACAACTTTAACATATGTGTTGGTATACATTGTTAAATCTTTGCTGGTAATTTCTGTAATGGAATCTTTTTTGTCGTCATAGGTAATACGGTGAAACATTATGTTTGGATTAGGTATAAATTCCAAATCATAAGTGTCAGTATCAAAAAGATGAAAGCCCCTAGTGTCAGCATAATCTTGCCAGGTAAGCTCGTAAGGATTCCCAAGATAATGAATGTTATCTGCGCTATTCCTATGGTGATAATGGCCAGAAAAGACCATATCAAATTTGCCAAAAATTTCACGATTTAATCCTCCTTCTGCAATCATTCCACGATGCATTGTAAATCCATCAATTTCTAAATGGCCCATACAAAGTTTGGCATCAGATTCATTAATATAACGGATAGATTCATCGTAATTTTCTGGACAAATCCACGGTAACATTAAAATTTTGGTACTGTCAACATAAACTTCCTGTGGTCTATCAATGACAACAATGTTATTATATTCACCTAATAATAATTGAACAGAGTTTACATCATTGGTATTTTTAAAATACGTATCATGATTACCAGCCAACATGAACACATTCATCTTATAATAAAACAATTTGTCAAAGAACATTTCTCTGGCACGTTTGTATGAATAAAAATTTATGTATTTTCTACGGTCAAATGTATCACCAAGAATAAGGACAGTATCAATATTATTATTGGCAAGAACAGGAAAAAAGGTGTCATTATAAAACTTTTCGTAAAAATCCAAGAAATGTATTGAATCATTCCTGGCACCAAAATGCTGGTCGGTTATTAATGCTATTTTCATAATCTTTTATTACTCTTTCATATAATTTCAATACACGTTTTTTATATTCAAAACCAAGTATACCTGCTTTTTCGCCTTTATCATATGGCGGTATTTTTCCAAAGTTAGTATATTGTTCGGAAGTTAAATCTATTAATTTACCTTTATTGTCTACGACCCACCAATGATATATTTCACCATCATGGCCACGATACATGGTTACTGATTCTGGCCCAAACACTTTGTATAAACAACCAGCGGCATTATGGCAATGTCCAAACATAGGATAAAAATGGCTTTTTGTTTTCCATTTTTTAGGAATCAAATCAGATTTTAAATTTCGTTTTATAATATTCGAAATAATTTCCAAATTTTGTTCATTATACTCCAAATAATTACGTTCTGTTTTCTTTTGGTTTGTCATCACTATAATACTTTAATTCCAAAATTTGGTTGCTTCGTGGTTGTTGATTGGTAAAACCAATAGCTTTAAACAAAGTGTCAAAACTTTCCGTTTTTACCATAGAATCTTTTTCTCTATCAATATAGGTTACTTTGTATATTCCTTTATTCATTATATCATTCTCCTAAGAATTTTTCAATCCCTTTTGGCTTCTTTTCCTCTTTTTTCTTATCGTGAGCTATTTCGTAGTTTTCAATAAACTCGGCAATATTATCATAGAGTTCAAATTGTTTAGAAGTGCCATCTTCAAATTCTAGCATTTCCATTTCATCTAATATACCCATCTGTTCGGTAGCTTTATACTTAACATATAATTGCTTCTTTTCTTTTTGTATTCTTCTTAAAAAGGCATAGTAAATAATTTGTGTAAAGTAAGCAAATGGATTGTTTGATTTGGTAGGATCAAAATTATTAAAGTACATTAAACAGTTTTCAATACCATCAGACATCATTTCTTCACGATAGGTATAGTTAATGAAATTAGGTTTGTGAGATAATCCCTCGGCAATCTTCATGAAGCATTCACCAATGTAATTTGGAATAGCAGGAAGAGGTTTGTTTTGCTTCTTTGCTAGGTCGGACTTCTCTTTGTAGTCAATCAAAGCTTTAAGAAAATCAGCGTTGTTAATATAATGTTTTTGTTTAGTCGCCATGTTTACCACCTAAAGTTGTTGACAAACGCTTGACAAATCTGTATAGTCGAGTATGTCCCGCTTTGAGATTGATTAATGTAATATTCCTGTTTCATTATATTCCGTTTCAAATTGATTAATAATATGGTTTATTTCTTCATCAGACATCTGTTCAATATCTGCCTTCGCTTGCATTAGACGCTTAATCTTTTCAATCGTATGATAATAATAATCAATGAATTCATCATCAGGATCTACCATTGCTAAAATGTCTTTATCTTTAATTGATACTTTATTCGTTTTAACTAATTGTACCGGTAAGTAATGTTGCATAACCAAAGAATTATTGTTACGGTAATCAACAAAAAATCTCATAGGTTCTTCCAAAGTATAAGATGTTCCTGTTATTGTTAAATCCACATTGGCTATTAAATCTTCCCCATTATATAATTTTATTATTTGTGTGCTAAACATTTTTTAATCCTATCTTATAAACCTTAAATGGGAACTGCTCTTCCGTATATATACGACATCTTTCGATGAAATGTTTTAACGTATAATTCATGTGTTTTTTCCATCTAAGGTCGTCTGCGATGTCGTAGAGTGTTGCCTGTTCTTTACCTTCAGCTTGACGTAATCCACGACCAATTGATTGTAAGTTTCTGACACGACTTTTAGACGGACTAGCAAATATAATATTATGCAAATTGCGAATATTAATTCCAGTACTAAAAGTTCCATAACTGGCCACGATAATAGCATTATTTTCAACCTCCACTATTCTTCTAATTTCTTCTCTATCAGCAGTGTCCGTTCCACCGTGGACGAAGAATACCTTTCTGCTGCCTATCTTTTCTGTATTTCTTATGTTATCATACAGGATTTTACCATGTTTGTCAACCATTTGATAAAGAACCAAAGTATTTTTACCTAGGCTAACTGCAAGATTTTTAATGAATTTATTCCTGGCTTCACTGGAAATAAGATATTCAATTTCTTCTTGGTACGTTTTATCTTTTAGCTCTAAACATTTTTCATCTGGATGTTTTAATACCAAACATTTAATTTCAAAATCAGATACTTGCTTTTTATCAATCAGTTCTTTTGTGGTAATTACCTTGTTTACGGGGCCAAATAGACCTTCTAGTACTAGTTGATGTGTTTTCGTTCCATCCAACGTTCCTGTAAGTCCTATGCGATATTTGGCATTAATGCAAGAGGTCAATATTGTTGTAAGTGATTGTGCTTTGAATAAATGCGCTTCGTCACCTATTACATAATCAAATTGATGAAAGTACTCTTTAGGCATCTTGTATAAAGATTGCCATGTGGAAATTGTTAGAGGAAGGCTTGACTCTTTTTCTTTTCCCTGATATATTTTATGTACTAGAGATTGCATTGAATCATCTGCATAATCAGCAAAATCAGAATACAACTGTTCAACTAAAGAAGTTGTTGGAACAATTACAAGACCTTTTAAATTTTGATATTGTAAGAGTTGTCTGAAGATGAGATAGATGATGAGGGATTTTCCCGAAGCGGTTGGAGATACGAGTAAAGTTCTTCGGTTTTGCATTGCGTGAACAAAGGCAGAGATTTGGTGTTCTCTAACTTCAATTGGTTTTCCACTAGAATGTGGATTAATTTGTGAGATAAATTTTTTCGCATGGTAGATTGAGTATTCGTCTTGTATGATATCATGTGAATATGTATAATTCCTTTCATCACAAAACTTTTCAATATATGGCAAAAGGCCAATATAGATTTGATTGTTTTGTAAATTTAGGAGCCGTATGCGGCCATCCCATAATTTGTTTCTGTATGCCGGAACAAACGTATAACCAGGAACAAAGAATGTAAAGAAGCCTGATAACTCTTGGGCTAAACTTTTATCACATTCGACCTTTAAGTATACCTCATTGATTTTAGAAATAACTAAATTACTGTCCACCTATAAACCTTTCCCAATCGATATACGATTTTAATTCCCAATTGCGGTTTTTCAATTCATTCATAATAGATTCAATAACAGACACGGTTTCTTCATGATAAGATTTCTTTTCCAACAATTTGATTAAATCATCATCCGCTTCCAAATAAGCATTGACATCCGATTTAAGAACAAATTGAAATGGTTCCCATCCGTGCATCAACAGCTCTTCTTTACTTAGGCGACCTCCGTAATAGTCAATTTTAATTTTACGCATACGGAGATAATTGAAATGTGCTTTCTTACCGGCCATTTTATGTTTGACTAATATGCTTAAGTATTTGTTATGGAGTTTTGGAATCTTTAACAGTTCTTTACCAGGCTCTGTCTGGTCCATATCTGCGTCTGATTTCCACAATTCAAGTATTTGCTCTAAAGTTTCCATAATATATTCAATAATTTAAATTAATTCTACATCATAACACAAACTATGTTACAATGTCAAGCAGTTTCAAAAATAAAGTAGTCGTAATTAAACGATGCTTCTGCTGTAATAATTTCATCTGCTGAAGCTTTGGTATCAAACTGTAAATCAGATAATGAGGTTGGAAAGGTATTGATAAATCTTACACGAATAAGTGGATTGTTTAATGCTGAAAATATGGTTAATGTGGCATCAGAAAATGCTTTACTACCACTAATTCTTTTACTTTGAGCATTAGATAAATCTGCTCTATCTTGTAGACCTGTTGGTGTTGCCATAGAAAGGAACCAACTATACAATTCTTGCCAGTCGGTT